TGAATATGTTGTTGGGCATAACTTTATAGGGTTTGACGCGGTGGCTCTTTATAAACTCTACGGACTACGTCTCAACAAAATCATCGACACAATGCTAATGAGCAAAGTAATGTTCCCAGATCTAGCGGACCAAGACAGTATAAAGGGGGTAAAATTTCCAGAGGAATGGAAGGGGAGTTGGAGTAGACACAAGTTGGCCGCGTGGGGGGTGAGACTAGATGAGCCTAAAACAGACTTCAATGATTTTTCAAAATTCACGCAGGAAATGCAAGACTACTGTACCCAGGATGTTAAAACTAATGTAGCACTCTATAAACACTTACTTGCCCAGCCTAAGTCGGCGAAGGCCCTTGTTATGGAGCATGAGTTTGCAAAGACAATCGCGGTACAACAGCTTAATGGGTTTCCCTTTGATACTGATAAAGCTAAAAAAATTGTTAAGGACCTTATGATTAAAAGGGCGGATTTGGAAAGAGAATTGCAGGAAGTCTTCCCGCCTATTGAAGAAAAAACAAAAACAAGCAAAGGGTGGAAGCTTGCTGTTGAAGGGGAAGAGTTTGAGGCTCCAACAAAGATTAAATTAAAAGAGATGCTTAAAGCAAAGGGGCTAAAGCAGTCTTATGCAAACGACGCGGAAAAGATGGAGTGTTATACAAAGTCTATTCCCTTCAACCCTAACAGCCGCCCACAGATAGCCGAACGTTTTCTGGCAATGGGGTGGGAGCCCCAAAAGAGGACAGAGAAAACAAATCAACCTGTAATTGACGAAACGGTTCTCAAAGAAATTAACACGCCAGAAGCGCTTAAACTGTGCGAGTATTTAATCGTAGGCAAGAGGATTGGGCAGATAGCCGAGGGGAGGTTTGCTTGGTTATCTATGGTTAGTCCTGAAAATAAAATGCACGGATCAGTCGATACTTGTGCTTGTATCTCAACTCGATGCACTCATAACAAACCTAACATGGCCCAAGTGCCTTCTGTTGGTTCCTTTTATGGGGAAGAATGTAGGAGCCTTTTTACCGCGCCAGAAGGGAAAGTTCTTGTAGGAGTGGACTGCTCTGGGGTTGAACTAAGGGCTTTTGCGAGTTACCTACACCAATTTGATAAGGGAGAGTATGCGAAGGAGGTAGTAGAAGGAGATATACATTCCAAACATGCAGAGATATTAGGGATTTCTCGTCCAGAGGCAAAAACTTTCATATACGCCTTTCTTTACGGCGCAGGTTTCCAAAAATTAGGGGAAATTGTAGGCAAGGGAATAAGAGAGGGGAAGAGACTAAAGCAAACTTTTAGTCGCCGCATCCCTGCTTACGCAGAATTAATCAAAGCTATAGAAAGGGCTATAGATACAAAGGGGACCATACAGACGATTGACGGGCGAGAAATAAAGCCACGGTCAAAACATTCAGCTCTTAACCTTCTTATACAATCTTCAGGAAGTATTCTTATGAAGCAGTCTTGCGTTTGTTTTAGAGATAATGCAAAACACCCCTATGAAATGCATGCAAATGTTCATGATGAAGTGCAATTTAGCTGTCTTGCGGAACACGCAGAAGAGCTAGGAGAAACATTTTGCACCTCCATAACACAAGCAGGGGAGTTGCTAGGTTTTAAAACGCTTTTTGAAGGAGAATATAAAATTGGTAACAATTGGGCGGAAACACATTAATTATGGTATAATACATCATGGATTCTAAATTTATTGTTTCTCTTTGTGTAGGGTTAGCCGCCCAAGCTGGTGGTATTGTGTGGTGGGCGTCGAAGCTTCAATCTGATGTCCAACATAATGATTTCCAAATCCAGATGATTGCGAAGGATGTGGGTGAGAACTCCGAATTTGTTAAGCTCTGGCCCGCTGGTAAATGGGGATCTGGGTCTCTACCTTCTGATGTTCGACAGGATCTCAAGATCGGGATGTTGGAGATGGATATGGATAAAGTATTGTCTAAGCTTTACAACGGAGTTCCCAAAGACCATTAATATGTTTAAATGGCTCGGTTTACTCACATTATTTTCTCTGCCTTTAAAAGCAGACGACCAGTGGGGAACGCCGCCTCCTGTTCCAGAGTTAACAATTAACCATTACCCAGCGATGGGAATCATTCAGATAGAGTTTATATCTGATTCTACATTCCAGAAGCCTGTGTGGTACATCCTAGAAATCAAACAAACTGATGAAAATGGTAAAGCTGACCCCCAAGAAAAATGGGTCCGTCCTTTCAATCCCCTTCAAACGAGTAATTTTAATGAGTTGGTTAGCTTAGAACTTAATTACAGAGATCCAGCAGGGCAACTATATCCTTGGTTCATCGCCGAGATGATACGAATCCGAGTTATGTGGGGAGCGTAATATAAATAATTATGAATACAGAAAAGAAAAGAACCGCAGTAATTGATGGGGACATGATTGTATACAGAGCTGGCTTTAGTTCTGAAAGGGAAATTAAGTGGAGCGATGATATCTGGACGCTCCAAAGTTCAGAGAAGGAAATGAAGATAATAATTAACGATCTTGTCGATTATATTCTAGAGCAGACCGAAGCTGTCGAGTATCTCATGGCGTTCTCTTCAGATAAAAGTTTTAGATATGACATTTTTCCTGAGTACAAAGCCAACAGAAAAGCAAAAAGAAAACCTTTGGGTATTAAAGATATTACTAATTGGGCCTTTAAAACTCATAATGGTATACGATGGGATAACCTAGAAGCAGATGATGTTGCAGGGATTCTTTGCTCCAACAACCCTAAAATGGTAGCAGTTAGCGGGGATAAGGATTTTGGGACGCTTCCCTGCGAGTGGTTTAATTTTCTAACAGCCACTACAAGTTATACAACTGAGGAAGAGGCTAACTATAACCATCTTTGCCAAGCTATTTCAGGAGATACTGTTGATGGTTTTTCTGGCGCAAAAGGCATAGGGAGCATCGGAGCAAAGAGATTTTTAGATAAGCACGGGGCTACTTGGCAGACCGTAGTGGATGCCTATAACTCAAAAGGCCAGACAGTTACAGACGCTCTATTAAACGCAAGACTTTCTTATATTTTAAGGGATTCAAAAGAGTATAACCAAAAAGAAGGTAAAATAAGATTATGGAAACCACAGGTGCAGAAGTAATAAAAAGAAGACCTCTTCCAGACAGTGGAGAAAGATCAGAGTTTGAGACAGGGAGTCGCCGTGACTCTATGGTAGGCAAAGGCTCTCCAAGCCAATTGCCCATTGATGCCCTGCGCGGCGTTAGTCGTAGGTTTGAAGACGGCTCCGAAAAATACGGTAGAAATAATTGGAGGCTCGGCCAGCCCTCAAGCAGATATATAGATTCAATTTATAGGCATCTTTGGGATTATATAGAGGGGTGTGAAGAGGAAGATCATCTCAGTGCTGTTATCTGGAATGCGATGTGTCTCTACCAGACAGACGAATGGATAAAGAAAGGTAAACTCCCCGAATCTTTAAAAGATGTTTAATTAACCATATATATGAAGAAATTTGAATAAAATGGACAACAATTCATTCCCAATAGTCACTTCGGAGTTGGTTGAAAAATTAGATGAGGTATTCCCTGTCAAAGAGTTTGGACCAACGGACATGCTTAGAGAAATGGATTACTATTATGGACAACGTAATATTGTTAACTTTCTTCGTGCAAAACATGCAGAACAATCTGAAAACATTTTAACAAGAGAATAATAAATATCATGTGTTTATCACGCCCAAAGATGCCAGCGCAACAGTTTATCAACAAGCCAGCGCCTCTTCCCCCTCCACCTCCTACAGAATTAGCGGAAGCAGTGGAGCCTTCTAAAAAACAAAAAGATAAACGCAATAAAAAAAGAGAAGGAAACCCCCTCACAATTAACAGGAATTCTCCCGTTTCTACTCCAAAAGGCGGCGCGGGCGTAAACGTTTCAACTTATTAATTTTAACTTATAGGAATAACTAAATCAAATGGACGTAACAAATATAAACTTGGCGGGCTCTGGAGCTTTAGATAGCAGTGGTAATGGAGTGTTAACTTCTGCCACAACTCCTGCAATAAATCCTCTTCGCGGCGGCACATATTGCTTCCTCGCTTCAGGAGCTATTCCTGCTTCTGGATGTACACTTACTTTGCAACACAAAGTTGGAGCTAACTATGTAGATATAGGAGACGACGCAGTGCTTACTGGCCCAGGAGGCTGTGTGTTTACTACTTCACAATCTGATATTCAGCTAGTAATTGCAGGGAATAACGCATCATCCAACAGCATAGATGTCGTAATCGCACCCGTATAATCAAATAATGGCTAGAAAACTTCTTGCTACTCAAGACAACACGATAACCTCGGCAGGTACGGAACCTCTTTCGAGAGAAATTGCTAGACCTATTTTTGGTGAATCAGTTCTAGCCATAGATTATAACTTCGCTGATAAGGATTACCTCGATGACGATATAACTTTCAGCCGTGCGAGTAACGCAACTTACGTGGGGTCAGACGGATATATTAAGACTGCTGGAAATAATGTCGCCCGATTTTCCTATGACAAAGGTGGCAACTCCAAAGGGCTTCTGATCGAGGAGGCACGTACG